CATGAGCGCCCAGGCCCCTGTGGGCACAACCCTAGCCATCCTTGAGAGGCAGCTTAAAACGATGTCTGCTGTGCAGGCTCGTGTGCATTCTGCCCTGCGGATGGAATTTAAACTGATCAAGCAGATTATCCGGGACTACATGCCGCCGGACTATTCCTACATCCCTGAAGGAGGAGACCGCGCCGCAAAGCAGGCTGACTACGACATGGTGGAGGTTATCCCGGTTAGTGATCCAAACGCAGCCACGATGGCGCAGCGGATCATGCAGTATCAGGCAGCCCTACAGCTTGCCCAGGGCGCACCTCAGATCTATGACCTGCCCCAACTCCATAGGCAGATGCTTGAGGTTCTTGGCATCAAGAACGCAGAAAAGCTTGTACCGCTAGATGAGGACCAGAAACCTAGGGATCCAATCAGTGAAAACATGAGTTTTCTGACAGGAAAACCCACTCAGGCATTCATCTATCAGGACCATGACGCCCACATTGCAACCCACATGGCAATGATGCAAGACCCCAGCATCATGGCAATGATTGGACAAACCCCGATGGCCCAGCAGGTCCAGGGTGCAATCATGTCCCATATTGCCGAGCATTTGGCGTTTTCATACCGGGCAAAGGTGCAAGAGCAGCTTGGTGTAGAACTTACCCCGCCGGATGCAGAACTGCCTGAACAAACAGAGGTACAAATCTCCAGGCTGGTGGCACAAGCTTCTCAACAGCTTCTACAAACAAATGTTGCCAAAGCCCAGCAACAGCAGGCCCAGCAAGCATCACAAGATCCTGCCCTTCAAATGAAGCAGGCAGAACTACAACTTCGGTCACAAGAACTCCAGCGTAAAGATGAAGATTCCAAGCGCGATTATGAAATCGCCATGCAGAAGCTTCAGCTTGAACAGGAGCGTCTTGCTATCGATGCTCAGAAAGAGGCAGCCCGCCTCAACATGCAAGAGCGTCAGGGTGACAAAAAGCTCAAGTCTGACATGCTCAAACACATGACCAAACAGGTCAAGTCTCCTCCCCCCCAACGACGACAGTGAGGTTTAAATGGCAACCAATGCGCTTTCCTTGGTGCTAAAAGAAATCGAAGAGAAGAGAGAGTCAGTGGCTCTTTCTCTCGTCGATGGCTCGGCAAAAGATTTTGCTGAGTACAAGTCTATGACCGGAGAGATCCGAGGTTTATCTCTGGCTCATAGTTATATAACCGACCTCGTGCGGAAAATGGAAAGAGAAGACAATGAGTGAAATACTCCTATCGACAGGCGAAGACGCCATCCCAACTGTTTTGCCGGAAACGGCAGAAGAAAAAGCCAAGCAGCTACCCCAGCCTGCCACTTACCACATCCTCTGTGCGCTACCAGAGATTGAAGATAAGTACGACAGCGGGCTGATCAAAGCAGGGCAGACCATGCACTTCGAAGAAGTGATGTCACCAGTCCTGTTTGTGATTGCAATGGGGCCTGACTGCTACGGCGACAAAGAACGGTTCCCAAGCGGACCTTCTTGCAAGGTTGGAGACTTTGTTCTGTGCCGCCCTAACACCGGCACCAGGGTGAAGATTCATGGTCGAGAGTTCAGGATTATCAACGACGACAGCGTCCAGGGTGTCGTGGAAGATCCTCGCGGTATTAGCCGCGCATAAGGAGTAAAAGATGGCAACATTTAAAGCTGATGAGTTCAAGTTTCCCGATGAAAAACCGGAAACAAAGGACGAAAAAGTGGATTTTGAGGTCGAAAGTGATACTGAAATCGAGGTGGTAGACGACACCCCGGAAGAGGACCGCAATCGAACCCCAATGAAAGAGGCTCCCGCAGACGTAACTGAGGAAGAGCTAGCCCAATACACGGAGAGCGCAAAGCAGCGTATTAAGCATTTCTCCAAGGGATACCACGAAGAGCGGCGGGCAAAAGAGGCAGCCGAACGTGAGAAACAGGAAGCTCTACGCCTAGCTCAAAGCCTTGTTGAAGAAAACAAGAAGCTTCAAAGTAACCTGGGCCAGGGCCAGCAAGCTCTCTTGGAACAGGCAAAACAAGTCGTAGCCCGAGAGCTTGATGATGCCAAACGCAAATACAAAGAGGCTTATGAATCAGGAGATTCTGACGCCCTGGTAGAGGCGCAAGAGCTAATGACCACTGCCAGAATCAGGGCAGATAAAGTAAATAATTTCAAACCAGCTTTACAACCAAAAGAAAATGTTGTAAAAACCGATCCGAGGGAAAGTGAAAGGCCCCAGGTTGATCCAAAAGCCAATGCGTGGAAAGATTCCAATCCTTGGTTTGGTGAAAACAAGCGGATGACCGCTATGGCTCTAACGATCCATCAGGAAATTGTGGAAAGTGGGGTAGATCCCAGCAGCGATGAGTATTACAGCAGACTGAACGGAGAAATCCGCCAAGTATTCCCAGATGCGTTTCCCTCTGAGAAGCCTGCAAGAAAGTCAGTTGTTGCACCTGCCACACGCAGCACTGCGCCAAAAAAGATCGTGTTGACACAGTCTCAAGTAAACATCGCCAAGCGGCTTGGAGTTCCCTTGGAACAATATGCCCGTCAGGTTGCGGAAGAAATGAGGAAACAAAATGGCTGAACGTACACCCCGTGAGAATCAAACCCGTGTTGCTTTCGAGCGACCGAAGCAGTGGCTTCCGCCTGAACTGCTGCCCAATCCAAACCCGGAAGAAGGCTTTGAGTTTCGCTGGATCAGGGTTAGCACCCTGGGCACAAGTGATCCGATCAACATTTCCTCGAAACTCCGCGAAGGCTGGGAGCCTGTAAAAGCCTCTGAGCATCCCGAGATCCAATTGATGGACGTTGGCGAAAAACGCCGGTTTCCAGATAGCATTGAGATTGGTGGACTTATGCTTTGCAAAACACCCAAAGAGTTTGTTAGCCAACGCAATCAGTACTTTCAGCAACAAACTGACGGTCAGATGGCTTCGGTTGACAATAATTTCATGCGCGATAATGATGCCCGGATGCCTCTCTTCAAAGAGCGGCGCTCTGAAGTATCTTTTGGACGCAAGTAATCTTATTTGGAGTCACAAATGGCATATCCCACTGTTGACGCCTCTTACGGTTTCAAGGCCATCAACGAACTAAATGGCCTCCCGTATGCTGGCGCTATCCGCCAGATTCCGATTCAGCGTAACTACAGCACCGCCCTTTTCAATGGCGACTTGGTTAAGTATGAAGCGGGTCTAGTTGAAATCACGGACATGGTTGAAACCACCGCATCTGCACCTTTTGGTCAGATCGGCGTTTTCGTCGGTTGTTCGTACACCAGCCCTTCCACCGGCCAGAAGCTGTTTGCCCAATACTACCCCGGTAGCATTGCAGCAAACGATATCACGGCATTTGTGGTGGATGATGATCGCGCTGTCTTCAAGGCAGTGATGATCGCGCAGACTGGCACCATCTCCAACACCGCTACGACTGTTGGTTCTGCTTCGCAAGCCTTTGTTGGCACCAACGTGTTCGCAATCACGGGCACGGCTGGTAGCACCACCACTGGTAATAGCAGGATGGGTGTTTCGGGCGCTTGCCCCACCAACGGCGCTGGCGGCACTCGCGTGTTGACCTCTGCACCGTTCCGTGTGGTTGCTATTGTTCCTGAGACTGGCCTGACGGTAACTGGCTCGGGCACCTGCTCGACCACCACCATCACCCTGGCTGCTGCTGTTACGGGCCTTCAGGCCGGTATGCAATTTATCGTCCCCGGCGTGACTAACGCCAATCCGGGTGACTATAACTTGGTTACCAACGTGAACAGCACCTCTGTGACTATTAGTCGCTCTGTGACCATCGCTGCGGCAACTGCCATGACCTTCGTGGGTTTCCCCGAAGTGCTGGTTAAGTTCAACCAAGGCTATCACAGCTATGACAACCCACTGGCTACTGGCCTGTAAGGAGTAATTCAAAATGGCAATTTCTCGTGCCCAACTACTGAAGGAACTCCTGCCGGGTCTTAACGCCCTGTTTGGCATGGAGTACAAGCGCTACGGCGAAGAACACAAAGAGATCTACGAAACCGAGACCTCTGAGCGTTCGTTCGAAGAAGAGACCAAATTGGCTGGTTTCTCCGCAGCACCTGTTAAGGCTGAAGGTTCTGCAATTGCGTATGACAACGCGCAGGAAGCATGGACCGCTCGCTATAACCACGAAACCATTGCGATGGGTTTCTCTATCACCGAAGAGGCGATGGAAGATAACCTGTATGACAGCCTGTCGGCTCGTTATACCAAGTCGCTGGCTCGTGCTATGGCTTACACCAAGCAGGTCAAGGCTGCTGCTGTTTTGAACCAAGGCTTCAATAGCGCTGTTACCTACGGTGACGGTGTTAGCCTGTTCAATACATCGCATCCTCTGATCTCTGGTGGTGTCAAC